TTTTTTTTTTTTTTTTTTTTTTTTTTTTTTTTTTTTTTTTTTTTTTTTTTTTTTTTTTTTTTTTTTTTTTTTTTTGTACTATGGGTACTGTTGACAATACCGGCGTTGGCCGGAGTGCGTCATTGATTATGCCCACGCTGACCAAACGTGAACCAAGGTATCTAGACGAAATCCGCCGCCAAATTGTCAAGCATGTACCCATCGTAATCTGGGCCTTCCACCGTTAACACTATGTGTTCGACCACTGTCTCCACTTCGGTCAGAGACAGGCCATAGCGATAAAAGAGGAAGGTTGAAAGATCATCGTCCCGCGCCATCCATTCTTCGGAAACCACCAATTTCTCTTTAATATTACTCAAAGATAACCCGGCCTGCTTGGCATTCCAAGTCCAAGCCGAGTCAATAAAGCGAAATCGGTGCTTTTCTTCAGCCACCAAAGGAGCATGGTGGTTGAAGCGATCAAGAAAGATGTCGCGGAAACGAGGAACGAAACGAAACTCATACGCGTAGCTAAGCGCTTTGGATGCAAAGTATGCATTGTCGGTCACAGCGTCATTGTTGTTAGCACGGGTGTTAAACCGCCCTAAAGATTTGCCCAATAACGGCATGACTGTATGTCGCTTCTCCCCCAAGGGGATGAAGCACTTCGACAAGAAAGAAGCATCAACTAGACGCTGGTGTCGTGAGACCTTCGCGTCCATTCTAGCTTCCGTAGCACACGATGCATAGCGCTTCGCAGCATTGCGTTTGAGGCCCTCGATGCGGGCAACAATGTCATCCCCTAAAATGAGACTTCGGGAGGCGGGGGCCTTCTCCTTGTCTAAAAACACTGAAAGAATACACCAGTTCCAAAAACAGTTGCGGAACGTGGTGTCAGTTACTCCAGTGGCGAGTTGATTGTCCAAAACCGCTTGGAAACCATGCTTCTTGTTCTTCACCTTATACGAGGAACTCGCAGTGTAGTGAAGTCGGATGAACCACTCGGGAGCTCCCAAGCGGCGCATAAGCATAAGTTCAAGTCGCAAAACATCGCTGCATTGCTTCTTGTCGTTCGCGGAAAAATCAGACTCAACAAAATCGCCCTGGCACTCATCAAGAAATGGAACATATTGTTGGGGTGTCCGCCCATAAGCAAATCGCACTTTGTGCGGGCCTTCCATAGATTCTGCCGCTCCATCAAGCCGGTGCATGAGTTCCCAGAAGATAGGGCCAGAAATCGCGTTGTAGAAATCTGACCCCTTGTATATCACTCGGGGAGCCCAATTGGGCTTGTGGAGCACCAGAAGGGCTTCACACTTGACAAACAGTTCTTTGTCGGAGTAATCTCCGATGTGTTGGGACGCCCAGTCCTCAACAGCTTTGCGCATACGCGCCTGTTTCTCAGATCCGAACCTGGCTATCCAGGGTTCGAAAAGTGCTTCGCCCCACTGTATCTCAGGAAGAGGCGTGGGTGCTATTGCGTTTATGAGTTTTATGGAGGTTCTCACAACCCGGTGGGACGCAGTGCCAGCGTCATAGTAATTGCAGCGTTTGTTCACAGCCGCTAAGAAATTAACATAACCTTTATCTGGCACGACGGGATGAAACCCGGCCAGTCTAGGGCCGCCAACCCTTTGGATGGCGCCCTCCTCTTGCAACTTAAGAG